GACGGGTAGCACCGAAAATGTGACATCGTCCTTTTGGGTAATGATTCTTGGCGCATCCTTGGAAATTGTTACGCCGGGGATATTCTGGTTATATAAAGCTGGATCAAGGATATCGTCTGGTGCTGTCGGCACTAGCTCGATATCCTTGTACCAAGCTTTCATAATTTTAAAGACCCGATAACCAGTCGGAGTGTCGAAGTCATAATCAACAATGTTGGCAATCACATCCACTGGATCGTGGTCTCTTTGCAAAAGCAAAGTCTTTTCACACAACTCAATCACTGTCTCACGAATGGCATTGATAGCCATCGGCAAGGGACAGCCCGGTGTGTATGGCATTACGCCATCTAAAAATTGTTCGTAGGTTTTCATGCTGACAACATCCCATTTCTAAATTTCTGCAAGAAAGTCGCCGCACGACCGTCCATAGTGAACTCGTCATCACGGAATTCGGCACGAGCAATAACAAAATCCTTTAAGTACTGGTGGTACTCGGATGTCAATGGAACGGTCTGACCGCCCGTATAGGTTGCCAAGGAAGTTGTGTAGCTACCCACGAATAAGTCAGGGCGAATTCGCCGTGTCTCCGCAAGGGCATCATTTGCATACTCCAACAGTTGTGCATCGGAGTAGCGAACCTTGTCTACATCGTTCAATAGCACTCGTGCGCTGTCTGTTAAGTTTGTGAATGTCGCCATTTAAATCACCATAGTTTTCGTCTTGCCCAATAGTTGGCACTGAACGGATCATCTTTAGTAAGCGACCCATCTTTATTTTTAATACCAGCCGACCTAGCCAAGTAGTTCTTTCGGCGCTCAGGATCTTTGTGTTGAGTAAAGTCTTTGTAGTCTTTGTGACCAAATCTAACAAGCTTTGCCTCATCACCTTTTTTTGCCAAGACAACTTGTTTCGTCTTAGCTCCGCTAGTATCTTTCTTAGGTTTGTTAAAGCCATCAAATTCTTCACCACGGTAAACAAGCTTGCCGTTTACTCGCTTGATGTTTGATGCCTTCATAACTAACCTCGTGTAAGTTGAATGCTAATCTTCTCTGATGCAGATACTTCTTCCTGAATCCCGCCACCAGATTTCTTGCGCTTCAATAATTTCTGTGCCGCCGCCTTGATTAATTCTTCTGGCGATTGCGGTGTAGCCACAACAGTTTCTTGTATAACTTCTGGAGCAGAAACTTCTTCAGGTTGGTCATCAACGACTTCGTAATATCCAAGCTCAAGAATCTTCTTGTCATATACAACAAGCTTTCCAGTTCGTGTGTTTCGTAATTGCTTCATATATTCCTCAAAAAAAATGGTGGAGCTGTTTTCAGCCCCACCAAATCAGCCTACTGCAAAATTAAGCTTTTACAACGATTGCGTTTACCAATGCTTCTGGCTTAACTACTTTGTAGCCATACACATTCAAACCACGCATGATGTTGCCAAATGTGCTTTGCGCACGAAGGGTTTCAACATTGGTGATTTGTGAAGCGAAAGAAATCGCATCGCTTGTGCCACCCATTACATAGCTGTCGTTATCAGCAGTCTTAGGCAAGTTGTTGCTTACATAAACTGTGAAACGATCGATCATGCCGATCTTGCCGTTGCGCAATGGAGTTACAGAGTCACCGGTCAAGTAAGCTTGACGCAACTCAGAACCCTTGATGATTGCTGACATCCATGCTGGGATAACTAACCAACGACCTGTCTCAGGCACATTCTGCTCGTCCAAAGCCTGACCCATGTCAAGGATGATATCCAAAACAGTTGTCTTGCTTGCGGCACGAGGAGATGCATCAGTACCCAAGTTTAAGTTGCCAGACAATGCACCAGCAGTTGCGCCTTTGTTAGCGGTAGCGGCGGCGGCTTTAGAGCCGTTCAACACATCGCTGTCAATAGCAATCTTCATTTGCTCAGAAGCATCATTAGTGAAGATGTCCATTAACTTAACATCAGCTTGAACTGCGTCAACATCATCACAAACAACAGAGAAATACTTGCCGTTGTCAATTGTCAACTCAAGAGGAGTGGAGGTAGGAACTTCATTAGTTAAGTTCATACCCTTTGTGTAATCACGGATAGTGATTGTTGGGATGGTGCGGATATTTACTTTATCGCCTTGACCTTTGATCTCGCCTTCCCAGTCATTGTTCGTGATCTCGCCAAGAACGGTCGATTTGTAGAACTTAACTTGGAGTTTGCCTGACCAAATTTCAGGAATAAAGTTACCAGAGTACTGGGTATAACCAGAAGAAACTGCTACTGTCATTTTAGAACCTCATAAAAGATTGAGGCTTTCTCTTTAGCGAACACGCCCTTCGAGAGAAGCCGATTGAATTTCAGATTCAATGGCTACAGCTTTCTCCTCGCTTAGTTCACCTCGGCGCACTTGACCATAGAAGTCAGCAATCTGACTTCGTGTCCAGATTCGTTTGCCCGGAGGCGGTCCATCACTAGACATGGCACTAGGTGCTACCTGTGTTTCTAAACGCTGAGAGGCTTGAGCCACTGCGGATTGGGTTTGCTTTTTAAAAGCATTGAAGAAAGCAGACACACGCTCTGGTGATTTTTCTGCTTCAGCTTGAGTCAACATTTCTTGTCGCTCAAGACCAGTGAGGTCGTCACGCTCTGCAAGCCACTTGTGAAAAGACTTGTTCTCATTAACAGCTACCCAGTCAGGGACAAGTTGTCCTAGTCGTGTGTAGAAATCCACAACCGTGTGCTTCTGGTTCTGATGTTCGAATGACTCAAGTCTGGCTACAAGCTCGGAGATCTGTGCATCCTTTGCCGCTACTTCTTCTCTTGCGGCTCGGCGCATTAAATCCACCAAGGGTTCGCCATACTCAGCAATCTCTTCATCCTTAACCAGTCGTTCAGGTTTTGGAGCGTTCTTAAGAATCTCAAGCTCTTTCTCAAGTTGCTGTAGCTTGTGACGCAGTTCACGCCGTTCTGCCGCCATTTGCGGGACTTCAGCGCTGTATTTTCCAGACAAAATCTTATAACGGTTTTCCCATGTGTCATCGCCACCAGAAGACTTATTCTCCTGTGGCTCATCATTAGAGCCGACTGATTGTTGTTGAACTGATTCAGGAACTTCAATACCTTGTACCTCGGTAGGTTCCTCAGATTTTTGCTCCTCAACGGGAGCTGGTTCACTGGGTTGCTCGCTCTGTGTTTCGTCAGGTTGACGATACATTGATTGATACAACTCTTCCGCCTTTGCTTCGGCGGCTTCAACTGCTTTTGGTAAAGCCATAATTTAATTTCTCCATGAGCCGTAGACGAGCAGATACGAGCCTTCACGAAGGTATTCGTGTTTGCTTTCTATCGGTATTCTTGGTTTGGCAATGCAAGGGGATTGCCGACCCTGTGGAGCTACGCTCCGTAGGAAGTATTCCTACCGTGACTTGTTAAGGACTTCACGAGCGGTATTGGCTTTCTTAAGAAAGTCTGCAACAACTTGTGCCGCTCCTTGTCGCCAGCGACACATAGTGTCATCTTGCGTACTGATAGAGTCGGTATACAACTGCTGTAAATTTTCAGAAAGCCAGCCTTTGATTTCCTCAAAATCTGGATTTCCTTCTAGCGTTGATAATGCGGATAAAACACGCTGTGAAGGTTTTTCGAGCATACGATATATTAACTTATTCTGTTTGAATTGTGTATCACTTTGTGCGACTTGCATTCGCCACCATCTGTTTACGCAAAGCTTCACGAGCGTATTCAAACTTCGTTTTATCTTGCGCAGAAACTTTTGGATCATCAATGCGTTTATTTAAATCAGAAATCTGTTCCGCAAGAGTTTGAACTGATGTGTTGTTAGCACTTGTCTTTGGTGCATCAGACTTAGTTGTGCTTGTTGGCGTAGACTCGGTCGCATACTCTTTCTTATACTGCTTGCCGTTCCATTCAAAAGTTGAACCGTCTTTTGCAGATTTGAAAGCTTGACCGAAAGACTGTTTTACTGGAGTTGTTTTTGCTGGTTCTGAATTTGTTTTTGCTGGTGCTGGGGAAGAAGCGTTACTAATCCCATCCATATCAGTGTTATTACTAGCGCTACCTGTAGTGGTTCTTTTAGCGTCAGCAAATTGTTTGTCAATCGCCGCAAACTCTGCATCATCTTTGGCTTTAGTTTCAGCCGCCTTGTCTTTGCCAGCGCCCCAACGGTAGTAAGCTTCACTTCTTGAATCGTCAATGTTGCCAGCCTTGATTCGATCGAAGAATCCTGTATCGCCGCTACCTTTATTGTTGGCAGTAGTGATTGCCTCTTTGGTTGCTTCTTCATCCCTACGGGCTTGCGCTTCTCCAGAGAATGTGTTTTTAAAGAAGTTGCCTATGTTTTCAAATACCCCGCCTTCAGAGCCATCAGCATAGTGTGCAACTTTCTGTTTGTGGAATAGAGGACCGCAATCCTTCACGCCATTGATTTGCTTGCTTTGTGTCTTTGGCGCAGACTTTGCAAAGCTTTGATTCATCCATTCTGGTTTTGCCATCTTAGCAACCTTTCTTCTTGGCGTATCCGCCGTTAGCCATCTTCTTGCCGTGCATTTCTTTTTCGTGCTTGGCAACTTCTCCCTTTGCAACCTTCTTCATTGCAGTTTCTTTTGGCATTGCTTTAACTTTGCCGCCGTTTGCCATACCCATTTTTTTACCGTGATTCTTCATTGCATGTTTCATGTTTCACCTCATTGCATTAAGTTTGCATCAGCACCACCAGCGGGATTGCCAGCGGCATCTAAAGTTTGCGGGGCTGGAAGTTGTTGGGCTTGTTGCATTTGCCCAGCTTCAGCCATCGCCTGTTGCTCCATCATCATTTGCTCTTGTTGCATACGAGCCGCCATCTCTGCTTTGAACTTCTGCATCTCAGGTGGCGGAACAATTTTGTCAGTGTCCATCTGTAATCCACGAGCAAGCTCACGGAGTAGATACGAACGACCTTCAACACCAACAATCTGCATGTCCATCTGATTAGATGTTGCTTGCAAGAATTCGTTACGGCGAATCTGCAACTGCTCTTTAGCGATTAAGCCAATCGCACCCTTAGCAACAATCCGGAAGTCACCCTTAATATAAGGGTCTGGGTTGTACATCATGTTGTGAACATAAAGCTTGCTAACAACACCTTGCACAACTCGGTCGATAGAAGCAATTGCTTGCTTGATACCTTTAGCCGCATTGTCCATCAACATAGATAAACCAGAAGCTGTACGACCAGCACCAGCAACAGCTGAACTGCCATACACATAATTAGGAATGCCAGTAACTTCATCTGCTTGCCTTGCGAATGTAGAGTAAATGTTCATCAACTCGCCAGCTTGCATATTGGGCTGGAAGAAACGAACACCAGCTTGACCGCCACCTGTGCGATCAGAAGTTGTTTGCCAAATCTTCCAAGGGTACATAGCCGTCAAGTCTTCGCCGTCTGCTAGACGATCGACTGATACTTCAACCTGTGGACCTGATGCAATACCCATATTGTTTGCCAAGCTTCGAGCGGCGGCATTACACATGGTCTGCACATCACGGACAATCTCAGGTAGCGCTGTACCCCAGAATGCTCCGGGGATCTTTGACCAAGAAGCAATCTCGTATGGACGGCGACCCAATGGGTCTGGATTGATAACAGCTTTAATACAGTAAGAACCAACCAACCATGCATTCACTTCGTAGTCTTTGTATGGGTCAATGTCTTTTGACTTCATGCCCCATTCAATAAGCATACGACCTTGCACTTGACCCCAGAACTCTAGGGCTTCAATGATGTTGTCGTTATATAAACGAGAGTTTGGCTTGCCTTGCAAGTTATCACGGGCTTGGTCACCATTCTCTAAATAGCGCAAACCAGTCTGACCATATTGATCTATAGCCGCTTCGATGTTTTCTTTCGAGTAACCCGGAACACCAATAAGTGCCTCTAATGCCCCACGGCGCAAGCGGTGTCGCTCAATAATATAGCCATCATCAGGTCCTTGGCTATTGGGCGAGGGATAAATGTCGTAAGGAGAAACACGCTGTATGTCCCGAACAAAATCATTAACAACGATGGGAGTGAACTCAGGACCCCAAGCTAAACGCTTTTTCCTACGGATCGTAGGACCTTTAAGAATTGCAGTGGGGTATGTGACAAAGTCATCAATGAAATCTTCTAAGGCTTTTTCCCAGCCACCAGCATGAAGTTGATCTTCAATAACGCCTTCCATTCTACGGGCAGAGTCTTGTGCCTCTTCACGGATACGCAAGTTAATTGTCTCGTGTACTTCTTCCATCCTTGCACGGAATGCTTCTGGGTGGATGAGAGCGCCTTGCTTAAGAAACTCATCAGCTTCAGCACGAACGAAGTCCATGATGGTTGCTTTGATCTCAGGCGGCATCTGTGGCTCTTCAGATGGATGCAATTCAAAGGGGCGCTCGTTTTGCGCCATCATCACATCTTTAATCCATGATGCGGCGGCACGACTCTTTATGTCTGTCAACATCATATAGATATCAGACCCGCCAGTCTGGGCAATCTCCATCGCACGATCTGGGTCGTATTCTCCACGGCGCTGACGCTCCGCTTTAAGAAGACGCTCAGTCAGTTGGTTCTTGGAAAACTTTGCCTTTCCCCAACACTCTTTCATGTAGCCGACAATTGCTGTTTCAATGGCTTCGGAGTTCGGCATACCGTTCCCTTGATCCATTTCTACTTCAACCTCAACCATTGGTTGTTCTTTATAAACTGTCATTTAGGTCCATCCTTTTGCTGATTTATTACGCACGGCTTTAGCTCTGACTGGGTTCAATCCAGACCGAACTCGTAGACAGGCGTACTGCAATGCATCGTGAATATGTGAATGCTCATCCTTTACAGGACGATCTCTATATCGTGCAGACCCAGAGGTGCGTAACCTTTCATATCGATATCGACCGTTGAATCCTCTGCGTAGCATCTTGCATGAAGGGTCGATAACGAAACCAGCTTGACCATCCGCCATCCTTGTTAAGAAGTAAGCTACAGCTTCTCTTCTTGGGATGAAGTCATTGGTCGGCGCTGGCTCTGTCGGGATACCGGCTTCAAGTAATTCCTGAAGACAAGTACGCTCGTCTGTCTGCGCTCTAATATTTCCCGCTGGGTCAGCGGCAGAAAATCTAGAAAATCCAGCGAAGTCGTTAATGAGGACGGGTTTGACAATCTCGTTTGTGAATTGTCGAATACCCATATCCTCGGACACTAACTCTCGAAGGATTAACATCTGACCTCGTGAGGTCATTTGCATAATGACACACGCTGGTGTCAAGCCAAAGTCCCAACCCAAAATGATTGGTAACCCACGAATCGGCTCAAGCTTCGTTGGCGATACATGGATTTTGTCTTTCCACTCTGGGTAGACGGGCTTGCCGTCTGCGGTCGTTCCGTAGTTCCCTAGCAAGAACACATTGACCCAGTCATCATTCTTGCCATCCAATTGGTTTAGATAGTACTGGTGACCATTGGGTAGATTGAAGATGTTCTCTGCGTCAGGGTTTGGTAAGCATTGACCTAGCTCGTCTTTGTACAAACCGCCGGGCTGGCGAAAGAACTTCCAAGCGTCTGGAGTTTCTTCCTCTGCAAACTTGTAATACCAACTGTCGTCATCGGGTGGGTTGGTATCCATAATCACACCACTCCATGACGGACCGCCTTTGATCTTGGATGGGAATCGACCCACACGCTGTGTCAGCATGTCAAAAATTTCCCGTGGGATTTCTGAGGCTTCGTTCATCCAAGCGCCTGTTAATTCCAAAGAGCGAAGCTTTCCAGTTTCAGTCGCTCTATCTAGCGCAAGGAACAGAACCTCCAGCTCCAACGATGTGCCATCACCAATGTCGGCAATGTTCATGGTGGAGCTAATCGGGGTATCCCATTTCATCGGGGCGATGTTGTCAGGAAACCAAGTCTGCCAAGTCTTGATAGTCGTAGACTTCAATTCTGGGTAGGTGTTACGGATGATTGCCCAACGGCTACGCCTTACACCATCGGTGTGTGGCTTTTGCGCTAAAGCTCTAGCAACAATCTCTACACAGCATGTAGAGGACTTGCCAGAGCCTACTGGTCCCATGAGTCCACGGACAAACGAATTATCAGCGTGGAGTTGGGCGGCGACTTTGCCGGGTGGTCGGTAGTTAACTATTTCCACTGTTTACTTCTCTTCAGGTTCTGAC